CTATGAAGTTAGTCGGCACTATAATGTTCACTTGGGTTTGCTCGATGGGGTTTTTATTTGCAGCTATATGGGCGTATAGACAGGGTGAGTGATGTTAATAGCGTTTCTTTTGATTGTTGTTGTAGATGGCGAGATAGTCACTACAGAAGAGATGCTATTTCAAAGCATATATAGATGTAACAACTTTGCTAATGCGGTAGAACGAGGAGAGACATCGTCAGACCGACAGCCATACAAATGGCAAGAGAACATATCTGCCTACTGCGTACCAAAAATGGTTAGCAAAGATACAGAATTATTTAAGTAAATCAGTGAGCATTGACATGAAAAATCTATTAGCAAAAATTGGCAAAGAAGTCTGGAGCAAGGTTCACAGCATTGAACATGAAACTCTTGGCCTGTTAACAGTAGCTTCTGGCGTTATATTGTTGATAATAATCGCGAGTATCTTACTGTGATCGAGTCACTTATTGGCCCTGTGGCAGGTCTTCTAGATAAATTTATCGAAGACAAAGACCAGAAGAATGCTTTGGCGCACCAAATAGCCACTATGTCGGAGCGTCACGCGCAGGAGTTGGCAAAAGGTCAGCTTGAGGTGAACAAGGCAGAAGCAGCGTCAGCGTCTTTGTTTGTGGCGGGATGGCGACCGGCTGTCGGCTGGGTATGCGTGTTGGGCATGGCTTCTAACTTTGTGCTGATCCCTATGGTCAACTTTATCTTAGCTCTTGCTGAATCTACAGTAACTGTACCTTTAATAGACACCTCTACCATGATGCCGGTGTTACTTGGTATGCTGGGGCTAGGTGCTATGCGTAGCGCAGAGAAGATAAAAAAGGTTAGCCGCGAAAAATAATATGACTGTAGACGTTAAAGATTTATACGAAGAAATCTCATCTGACGAAGGTAAGGTTCTTCACGCCTATCTTTGTAGTGAACTAGCGGCAACAATCGGTATTGGTCACAAAATATTAGACACTGATCCAGAGAAAGAATTAGATATTTTCGGCATTAATTGGGAAGAAGTTCCTGACGATCAGCACATTACAGAAGACCGCTGCTACATTTTGTTCCAAGAAGACGTACAAATAGCAATAAGCGGCTGTATGAAGATTTACAATAACTGGGATGATCTGCCTCAAGAGGTGCAGCATATCTTGATAAATATGTGTTTTCAGCTAGGACAAAGAGGTCTTAGCAACTTTAAGCAGATGGGTAAGGCGATTGAAGAATCTGACTGGGAAAAAGCATCAGTCGAAATGATGGATAGCCGTTGGGCTAAACAAACCCCTCAAAGGGCTGAAAGATTAAAAAATAGAATGCTGGCTCAAGCCAACTAGCAGGAGAATTGTATGTTTGGTAATAACCCATATCAGAGAAGAATGCCGCAATATGGCGGATTCAGCCCTAATCAGCAGATAATGCCCCAATATAATGGAGGCTTTAGTGGCGGGTTTGGCGGGGGAAACCAATACTCCGCTCCTTTTTACGGGATGGGTAGAGATACCCTTGGCTCGATTAGAGGTGGAGGAATGGGTCAAGTAATTCCAACTAATATCCCTTTTAGAGATCCCGGCTATGGCTCTCCAGTAAGAACTCAAAACCTAATATCAGCTATGTCTGGCCCTCAAGATCTTATGTCAGACAGGCGTATGGGTTCCTTAAACATGCTTGATCAGCTTAGAAGTCGCCCAGATTATCCGGGTTCTTTTATGCCTGCCCCTTTTCGTGGGGGAAAGGGCGGTAGAGGAGGCGGCGGTGGATACGGAGGTGGTGGATACAACCCAATAAGAACTGCTGACTTTCAAGACAGAAACATGAACGGCGTTGATGATCGTGATGAGGGCGGTGGCGGGATAGGCGGGTTCTTTGGAGGAAGCTACGGTAGAGGTATGGGTGGCTCTGGAGTCCCAGCTAATCCTTATGGCGGCAGAAACAACCCTTATGGTGGAAATAATCAGCCTCCCGTTGGTGGAAATACTCAGCCTCCCGCTGATGGAAACACCAAAGCTCCCCCTCAAACAAGTCCAGAAGCAAGGACTACAGCACCCCCTGCGGATGATCCATTTATGGATTTAAGATACCGTTACGGGGCGGATCGGTTAGGAAACCCTTTAACCGCAGAGTCTTATAATTATATTCTTAATGATGGCGGGGAAGACACCAACAGCGATGGGAAAATTGACCAAAAAGAGCTTGCTGCTTATTCTGCTACAGAAGCTGCTCAAAACTATATGCCGGGAACTTTGCCCAGCCAGTTAATCCCTCCTCCAAACCCAGAGGGTAATAAGTACGGCACTCGATATGATGGTAAAGCTTACACCGAAGAAAATTTTAAAAGATTTGATGACAACGAAAAAGATGGGGTTGGTTCAGCGGATGTAGATGGAGATGATCAAATAAGTCAAGAAGAGTGGCTTGACTGGATGATAGCCAAAGGGCCAGACGATGACAAAGATGATGACTGGAATACCAAGCTAGAGGGAGCGTTAGTCGCTGGATCTAAATCAGGAACCGTTGATGGTGAAACTTATCTTAAAGCAGCAGAGGCTATAGCTAAAGAAAAAGAATTACCCCGCGAAGAAGTTGAAAGAGATCTTAGGCGTTCTGCATTAGATGCGATGGGTCTTGGACAACTGGGAAACTTTAACTTTGCTGGGGGTGGTGGCACTGGGCTTGAAAGGCTTATGCGTAATCTTCAAGCTAGAAAGCTTCAAGAAAGACGGTAGAGTAAACAAGAATGCCTCTGCAAAAAATAGAGTTTGCTCCCGGTGTAGATAAGGAAGGCACTGAATACACTGCCGATTCTGGATGGTTTGACGCTGACAAGATAAGATTTAGGAAAGGCAGGCCGGAGAAGATTGGCGGCTGGACTAAGCTTAATACAACAGCTTTTCTTGGCATTTGCCGATCCCTTTTTTCTTGGGCTTCTCTTCAGTCTGTAAAGTATATAGGGGCTGGAACCAACTTAAAGTTTTACGTTTTTGAGGGAATAAACCCCAACGATGTAACGCCGCTTAGAAGCACAACAAGTGCTGGCGATGTGACGTTTGCAGCTACTAATAGCAGCCCAATCCTTGTAGTTACTGATACGGCTCATGGTGCTGCTAAAGATGACTTTGTTACCTTCTCTGGTGCAGCTACGCTAAACGGGAACATAACTGCGGCAGTCTTAAATCAAGAGTATCAGGTGGCTTCTGTTACAAGCGCAAATACCTATACTATTTCCGCAAAAAACACCGCTGGAAGCTCTGTTTCCGCCAGTGGAAGCGATAATGGTAATGGTGGCTCTTCAACAGTAGGTGCTTATCAAATCACTACCGGCCTCAACAGCTATGTTTCTGCTGCTGGCTGGGGGTCTAACCCTTGGGGTGATTCAACGTGGGGTAGCGGTTCCGGGATTGGAGTATCTGGTCAGTTAAGGCAATACAGTCAAGATAACTTTGGCGAAGACCTTATCTTTAACGCAAGAGGCGGTGGAATCTTTTACTGGGATAGCTCTAACGGGTTAACCAACAGAGCTATTAACATAGCCCAGCTAGGCGGAGCCTCTGACTGTCCGACAGTATCGGCACAGATTCTTGTTAGTGACAATGATAAGCATGTTATTGCTTTCGGAGCTAATACGCTTGGATCTGCCACTCAAGACCCTTTGCTGGTCAGATGGTCTGATCAAGAAAATGCTGCTAACTGGACACCATCAGCCACAAATACTGCTGGAGGAGTAAGAGTAAACTCTGGAAGCGAAATTGTTGGAGCCGTCCAAACAAGGCAGGAAATACTAATCTGGACTGATGTGTCTGTGCATTCTATGAGGTTTGTAGGTGCGCCGTTTGTTTTTCAGTTCACAACAATTAGTGCTGACGTATCCATGATTTCTCCCAATGCGGCTGTTAATGCTAGAGGAAATGTCTACTTCATGGATAAAACTGGATTCTACCTATATAACGGTGCAGTCCAGCAAATAGCTTGCTCAGTCCAAGATTATGTTTTAAGCGGTTTAGATATCACTCAATCTTTTAAAGTTTTTGCCGCAGAAAATAACGCATTTTCAGAGATTATATGGTTTTACCCTGCTGTTGGTTCTGGCGGTGAAATATCAAATTATGTCAGCTACAACTACGCTGAAAACCTCTGGGCTGTAGGGACTATGGTTAGGGGTGCTTGGCTAGACAGCGGGGTTCTTGATGGCCCTATTGCTTCTAGTGCAATATCAAACTCAAGTAATAACTTTGTTTACAATCATGAAGTTGGATTTGATGATGACGGCTCCCCAATGACTGCGTATATAGAGTCCGGGGATCTTGCAATTGGAGATGGCAATAACTTTGTAATGATCGACAGAGTGCTTCCTGACTTCACCTTTGCCGGTGCTAGTCCTGAAATTACAATGACAATCAAAGGAAGCGACTTTCCTTTAGAAGCCTCGACATCATTAGCCTCATCCACGATTACTGCCACTACTAAGCAATCGCACATTAGGACTAGGTCTAGACACGCAAATCTAAGGATAGAGTCAGACCAAGCTGGATTTGGCTGGCGACTTGGTGGATTCAGGTTTGGCATGAGACAGGATGGGAGAAGGTAATGGCTGAAAGACGTAGAAACCCATTGCCTGTCCCTTTAGTGGAATACAATACTCAGAACGAGGCAATCACTAGAAGAACCTTGGAGTTTGCCTTAGATCAACTGGAAAACGATGTTGATCTTGCAAAACACCAGAGTGACAAGCCGGGGTCTTTAGCCATGAGAAGGTTTCAGTTTCTGTTGATGGGTGCGTCATGAGTGATGTCATTAAGGTTTTGGGCCAGCTAGACCCTGCGGCTACCACGGTAACGGTTCTGTACACAGTTCCTGTTCTTGCCCAGACAACAGTAAGCTCCTTGGTTATATGCAATCGGACAGGCAGCGGTATCACCTTTCGGGTAAGTGTCCATGTCGCTGGTGCAGGCGCAGATGACAAGCAGTTTCTTTTTTACAACGAAGCCTTAGCGGCATCGACAACAAGAACAGTGGTTATAGGCATGTGCCTGAATCAAACAGACGTAGTAAAGGTTTACGCCAGTACGGTAGATGTAAGCTTTAACCTATTTGGAGTGGAGACAAGTTAATGAATGAGCAAAACCCAAGACAGCTTCAAGGGATAGCAGATCTCTTAGCAACGAGAGGCAGATACGGGGACTCTATGATGGTTCACATGAACCCTGTAGAGGTTCAAGGGCTTGCATCCATGTCTCCAACAGGATCTTTAACAATAAACCCTGACACAGGTCAGCCAGAGGCTTTCTTACCCTTCTTGGCTCCCTTGTTAGGGGGTATGTTAGGTAGCGCAGGGTTGACAGGGCTTGGAGCTGGAGCAGCAGGAATATTTGGAGCGGCAGGGTTAAGCTCTGCTGCCGCTGGAGCAATAGGCTCTGGCCTAACAACAGCAATAATAGAAGGAGACCTTAAAAAAGGATTACTCTCAGGTATTACAGGCTTTGGCATAGGTTCTGCTTTAGGCGGGTTAGGTGATGCAATTAGTTCTGGGGCTAGTTCTGGGGTTGATGCTGCTGTTGATGCTGGGGTTGATGCTGCTGCTGATGCTGCTGTTAATGCTGGGGTTTCGGTGGTTGGAGATGCGACCGGGGCTGTTACCGATGTTCTTGGGCAAACAATAATGCCTAAAGGAGCTTTAATAAATCCTACCAGTGCGCTAGACATTGTTAAAGATAGTGCTGGAAATGTTACCGATGTTATTGGGCAAACAATGATGCCGGAGGGGGCTTTGATAGGCCCATCCGTCAATGTTGCTCCTTCTCTAAGTCAGATATTCTCAAAAGAAGGTTTAGGTGCTTTAACGTCTATGCCTACTCTAGCTGCTGTAGGTATTGGCGAAGGCACTAACGAGCAGATTCGTGTAGGCGAGATGATGGAGGGTTTGGCTAAAGATCAGTTAAGAGAGAAAGAGCAAGACTATAAAAGCTCAGTAGCAAGAAGAGATGCAAGTTATTTCCCCGGCTATCAGAAGCCATATGGGGATAATTACACTCAGTACGCCTCTAGTGGTGGCATTGTTTCCCTAGATCCAAGCGACTTTAAGAGAAGGATGGACGAGCTACAACAGCTTGGAAGACCTGTAAAGAAAATGGATGTTGGGGGATTTATTCCTAATATTGATTTTAGCAGGTTAGGTAAAGAGCCTGCTACAGTTAGCCAAGGAGGCTTGAGAGACCCATTCAGCATAAGCCCAGAGCAATTACAGCAAACTTATCAAGATCAAGGTTTGCCGGGGTTTGGCCCAGAAATTATGTACTTCACTCCA